TCCAATAGGATTGCGTCAACCGTCGTCTGAACATCCCCGACATCATCAAAGATGTTATCCAGGTCCGTCGGCATATTCGCCTCATCAAGCTGAGCAAGTCTCGTCTCTGTGCAGACACCCGTCACCGTACTGACGTCGGCGGTCTGTCTCGTTTCCAGTTTAACCCGTATATGTTCGGTGAAACACGTTGCCAGCTTGACAGAAAGAATCACTTCCCTCACTCCGGTAGCGAACGCCGCATCAGGCCAATCTATCCGGTATAGGCCCGGCTGATCCGTCGCGTCTATTTCTATCCCATAATTGTCCGTATGCTCCGTATCCGTCGCCGCAAGAGCCGTCGCGTCAACTTTGGCAGAAGGTTCCGCACCCAACCGGCAATACTGCAAGTCTATATCCGCGATTGTGGCACCGGTTTTAGCAACGCCGTCCGCCGACGTTCTCAGGACAACGAAGGTCGAAATGTCTGTGCTTCCAGGGGTAACTTTCATTGCATCCCTCCGTTTAACTGATTAAAACCGCCGTCTAACTGGTGCGCTTGTTCGTGGTTCAGGGCTGTTTCTGTTCCTGTTGCGTAGATACTCATCACGTTATTCGCATAAAGTCCGTATGAAGCCACATCGCCGTTGAATTTATCCCCTGCCGCACCATAAACACCCGACCCACCCGACGTTTCATATTCAATCTTACCCGTAGCGTAGTAGATGCCCAAGAAGTCGCCCACGGAGCACCGGACGCTTTTTCCGGTGAATGTCTGTTTTGATCCAGCCGTAACGTCGCCGATGGTCACAGAATCCCGCATCGTGTAACTTGTCCCGCTGCCAAAGAACGTGCCTATTTTGCATCCCGCCAGGTTTGCATAAGCCCATATCTCAAAAGACGTAAGGATACCGTGAGCGTTGGCCGGGTTCGCAATGTCGATAAAAGTTACGTTGGCAAGCGCATCCGTTTTCGCTCTGTCTGTCGCCCCTGGGCCTACATCTATTGCCATCTTTTAATCCTCTACCCAACACTCGAAGTATAAAGTCACCTGATCGCCCGCGGTCCCTATATCCGTCAGAGTAAGGTAAAACGCACTCGATACCGTCGGATATTGATTGAAGTCTTTCGCCAGGGAAAGCCCGGTCGTGTCTGCCGTGTTTGAGACAGCCGTTTGGGTAAATACCGCCGCACCTTGTGCATCGGACAGGGTAACGGTGAAAGTGTTGTCAGGGGCCACTGTGGTAAGCCCAGGGGACACTTTAAGTATCATCATTGTGGAACCCTGAGCGACAGCCTTTAATCCGGCAGGCATAAGGGCCACAAGGTCCGTTTTTGCCAGAGCATCCCCGTCGGAAGTGCAGATCACTTTCCACTGGACATAGTGGGCATATTTAGAAACCCACGAAGGCGTTAAAGTCCAGGCCGCAAAGCTCTGAGTTGCCAGCAGTAAAACAATTCCAAACGCTAAAATTATTCTTTTCATTCGATTAACCCCCATTCTGTCGGCGGCTCTCCTAGCCACTCCTTTGTCCTGCCCGATAATGACTTGACGCGGCCCTTGAAGTATTTCCGGTTCGCGTTGTCCCATTCCAATGTGATGTTCATGCCCAAAAACTGATTGACGACTTTACCGGGAGGATCGAAGAAGTGACCCGTCCCGTCTATTGGTATACCCGCGAGGATGATTCTTTCGTACCCCATAGCCAGCCCCACCATGCAGGCGAACAGACCGGAAGAACCGGACCTTCCCCCTTCAAGCACCCACAGAAAGTCAAGGGCGTGTCTGGTCTTGAACTCATAAGGCGGTAGATGATCGTTGTTTTCCGGGAGCCGGTGACTGTGCGTGTAAATATGACCGCCTGCATGACAACCATTCGTCCATCGTAATTGCCGCCACAAAGGCGGTTCTTCCGGGTGCAGGGAAACCGCGTGATGAAGCTCACCCTTGTAGTGCATAATCATATCGTTGACGGCAATCACTTCCACCTTGTCAAAGTCAATCCGGGACAGATCATCCCAAATACACCTTGCAGAACCCAGGACAACAGCCGTACCACTTCGCGTACCGGCGATTACCGGGGCCTTTTCGCCCCTGCCTCTAATTCCGTTGCTCTCCCAAATAGGAATATCAGTCACGTTTAGAACCCCTTGCAATGATTTCACACGACGAAGAACCCTCCGTCATCAGGACATCACTCCAATACTCGCATACCCGCTTAACCCACCATTCACCCGGCTTGACGGTTAAATGAAGTGTTTCATTGATCTTTTTACCCCACGAATCAGGTACGGTAGATATGGAAAAGTAGCAGTTGCCTACCTTGCGCGACATCTGTTGAAGGGCTTCCTGCACCCATTCAGTCGGTAAATGCTCCATCACATCGACACAAAAACCCCAATCGGCTCTGGGCAGGTTTTTGGGTAACAAATGAAGGGAAGCTTTAAAGAGCTTGACTTCATGCCTTAAACCCTTGTCCGATATGTCAACCGCGTAGACCTTAAACCCTTGATCCATGAAATTCTGCGCCGCATCGCCCGTACCCGTCCCGAAGTCGATCACCGAACACCCGGGTGGCATATACGGTACGGCGTTCCTCACACGGGAAATACCCGGTCCCGGTGAATAACCCGGAACCGAGTGAATCCTGTCGTACTTTGCTTTTTCCTGCTCGATCATTACGGACACGATTTCAGGTAAATGACCCAAATGGTCCCGGTCATTTCCTCTGTTGCCGTGGTTAAAGTGACGATCAAATCTTCCGTTGCCGTGTACTGACGGCCCGCTTCCGTGGTACACTGCGTGACCTGGCCCGCCGTGGTGAAGACGGTCGCCGCCAGATAACGATCAGCATCACCGACCGTGGTCCCGTCAGACGCTTTAATATCGCCGAGGGCCAGCGTTCCCGCTGAACTCAGATCGTCAGCAATGACCCAGCCGGTAATAAAAGTCTCTCCCTTATTCAGAGTGCCGACCTTAATGGTTGACCCTGTGGCTAGACTCGCGGCCTCGTATTCGCCCATCACCACCTTGACACGCCCCTCATACTCCGTACCCATATAGCTTGCGGGCGACGGGGAGGCGGCTTTGGTGTATTCAACTGTTAACGCTGCTGTCATAATAAAAACCTCCTTAGTAAAGGCGGGCTGTTACACCCGCCGGTTAATTACACTTCAACACAGTCGATCTCGACAATACCGTCCTCATCCATCCGGGTCGCGCCAATGGACATACCCAGGTAGACCTGAGTAGCCATGTTCTTATCTCTCCGCGGGCCAACATCCGTAATGACATCCATACCGATAGCCAGAAGGATACTGTTCTTCTGCCCGGCAATACATTTACGGACCGAACTGGCAACGGCGAGCCGCTCCGAACGAACGAATTTGAAGCCCATGAAGGTATCAACCTGTCCTGCAACGAGGGCTTTGATGGTGTTGTAATCCGAACTCGTTACCTCTTCCAGATCCAGCATATCGCTCAACTGCTTGGACCCGATGATACAGAACCGATCTTCATCGTCCACTTCGTTACCGTCCAGAATAGCCTTGGCAGACAGGAGCTTGGAAAGCGTCATGCCCGTTGATCCATTGGCAATCACGTTGTAGGACGTATCGAAGGTATAGGACGTGGACCCGTCAACCCCGCCGTAGGCCGTAGCCAGGAAAGCGGTAATGATCTCATCGTCCATCGCCCGATTCATGGCGTTCTTGGCGTTGATGGCATAGTTACTCGCCGGATCGGTCAGGACTTTCTTCACGTCCATGTTATCGACGAGATCGGCCCAGTCGTAATCACCGAGCGAAACGCGCCGTCTTAAATGAGGCGTGGAAACCAGGGGAGTGTCAGCGTGTCGTGACGTTCTCTTGACCGCTGCCGTTGAATTTAACTGATCAAAAAAGGCGTTCTTTCCGACAATGCCCGCCTCAACCCGCACCAACTGGCGAAGTCGGGACTCTTTCTGCTGCATTAAAATCTGGACGTTTGAACTGTACTGTTCAACCATCGCAGTGGTAATTTCTGTACTCATATT